CCCTCGTGGCCCTCGAAACCGCGCTTGACATCATGACCGCCGGAATCATGGAATACGACATCGACCTGAGCAACGCCAAGCGGTACATTTTTACCACGTGGGATGCTACCTACACCGGCGGCTCGACTCCCGGCAACATCATCTCAGCCGTGCTTGTACTCGGTGACAAGTCCAGCCAGCCCGCCAACGCAGGCACTGTCTACGGACGGTAAGTAAATGGCAATTGTTGACGGCTTAACCACGCTCGCCGCTGTCAAGCTGGAAGCGGACATAGCAGTATCGGACACATCGCAAGATACGACGCTCGAGGCGTTGATAACCTCAGCCTCAGCCGCAATCTGCCTGCACCTGAAACGCTATGCAAAGCGCACGACTTACACGGGCGAGACCTATGCCGTCAACAATCATCAGCACCTTTACCTCAACGAATACCCGATACAGGAAGTAACCGAAATCAAGGTGTCAGGCGTCGTTCAGACGCTTGGCACCGATTACTTCATGAGCGCTCAAGATGCAAAAGCCGGGCGGCTCTATCGGCCCGGCGCATGGGTAGGAAGCTATTATTCACGCGGCACTTTCCCGGACATTTACGCGGGAGCGCGTGACATAAACGTGACCTACAAGGCCGGATGGTATCTGCCGTCCGACCCGCTCTATGCGGCCGGAGCGCTTGACTCCCTACCCCTTGCCCTTCAATACGCATGCAACCGCGCCGTGTTGACCCGATACCGAATGGCGATCCAAAGCGCCGATGGCCTCAAGAGCCTGAGCGAAGGCGGACTATCCTACACCTGGCTTGACCCGCTTTACTTCAAGCCGGGCAATTCAGGATTCGACGACATAACCGCTTCGATGCTCGCCCCTTACGTGAGGCACGAACCCGCATGATGTTACGGCACGCCTGCACAATCCAGTCACGCACCGCGACCGTTGGCACCGAGGGCGAACAGACGTATACCTATGCAACCTTCAAAAGCGGCTACCGTTGCGACATCCAGCCCATAAGCGCAACACCGGAGGAACTCCGCGCATGGGGCCTTGTCGACATTGCCGCCAACTCCCGCGCCATGTTTTATCCTCACGATGCAACCATACTCACGCTCATGCGTGTACTTTTCGCGGGGGAAACCTACGAAATCAGGAACATCAATTCATGGTCGATTCATGACAAGGCGCTACTCGTGCCGGTCCAGGGAATCTAGATGGACGCCGGAATCAAGGTCGAAACAAGAGCGGCCGTAGACGCCTTCCGCCTGTACTCGAAAAAACTCGACGGCCTTGTCGGCAAGGCTATCAAGGAATCGGCCATAGTAGTCGAAAGGGACGCCAAGGCGAGTTTCAAGAGGCGCGGCGATCCATCCGTGTACAATGAGCCTCCGCGCTCGGACACGGGCCGCCTGCGTGCCAGCATCACACACCGGACAGGCGAAAACGACGGAGAAATGTACGCGGAGATTGGAACCAACGTTGAATACGCCAGCGACGTTGAACACGGTACCTCAGTAACCATGCCGCATCCGTTCCTGTCCTACGCGCTCGGTATGAATCAGCATGATATAAACGGCATGATCGCGGACGCGGTGAAGGCGGCAGAAAATGCTTGACACGAAAGCCTACGTTTACAACATCCTCAAGAATGACGCCGCGCTCGTGGCCGCGCTTGGATCGGCTACCAAAATACAATACGCATACCCAAACGCTTTCAACGCGCTCCCGATAGTGACATACATGGAATCGAACAACCGCATGACAGACTGGTACGACGACACTCCAGCCGCTGAGGAATCGACCATAACGATTGACGTATGGGCGAACGTGTCAACCTCGGCGCTTTCAAAACTCGTTGACACCGCCCTTGCCGCCGTGCTCTATACCCGCGACTTTGCAGCGGACGTACCCGACCCTGACACGAAGATATTCCACAAGGTTTTAAGGTATCGCCGGACATTCACCGCCGACGACCTCGACACGATATAAGGAGGCCATACCATGGCACTGGCACAGAGACCTAGAATAGGATTGAAGGACGTGGTATACGCAGTCCTCAACGAATCCTCGGACGTAGTAGGCGGCACCGCATCATACGGCACGGTATACCCGCTTGCTAACTCACTCGACCTGTCATTCGATCCGGGCAGCTCGTCCGCATCCCTCTTTGCCGATGACGGGCTTGCGTTCGCCGCCGAAACCACGGGCGAGATGAAAATATCCCTTGGCAATGCGGACGTACTGCCGGAGGACATGGCCCGCATTCTCGGGCACGCCTACGCGCTCGGGCAGATCGTGGACAACAGCCTCGACCAAAGCCCTTACATTGCCATAGGTGCCAAGATGCTCAGAAGCGGCAAGGATTCAACGAACCTTGTCTACGACTACATATGGATGTACAAGTGCAAGCTCCAGAAACCGAAGTTCGACGCCAAGACCAAGGGCGCAAGCATCGAATTCCAGACACCGATGCTTGAAGGGCTTGTCTGCCAGCTCACCAGCTCTGGTAACTACCGGCTCAGAATGCGCACTGATGACACGAACGCCGTGGCCGCTACCCTGACCGGATTCTTCACGACCGTGGTCCTACCGAGCGCGAGCTTGACCGCCGTCACCGTTGGAACAATCGCCGGATCATCTTCCGCGCATACCATCACCATTCCGTTTGCCAAGTCCGGCGAAACATTTACCATGGCAATACCCAACGTTAAGGATATTACGATATCCGTGGTATCAACCGGCGTGTTGATTGCCGGTACAAACACGATTACCGCATCCGTGGCTGGAACCGCCCCGACGCTCATCATTGCGAACGCAAACATAGCCGCCGTGGCTTATCTTGTGTCCGTGACCTCGGACGTCAAGGATACAAACGGCGTATCGATCACACCGAAAAGCCAGCTGGTAACGCCCGCTTAACCTGCCCCCTTTGGAAGCCTAGCCGGGGAGGCTCTACCCCGGCAATTTTAGAACCATCTATCCAGGGGGGAGAACATGGCAGCAAGTACGATTATGAAGCCGAAAGGCGTCAAGGTAAAAATAGCAGGCAAGGAATACGCGCTACGCTTCACGATGGCCAGCCTTGCATGGCTTGCCGACCGGCACGGGAATGTGAACAACGTAACCAAAACATTTACAACGATGACAGACGGCACGATGACAGCGGCAGACCTTCACGCTTTGGCCGATCTTGTCACCGCCTCGATGCAGTACACTGACAAGGAAATTACCCCGGAATATGTAGAGGATAATCTCGACATATCCGAAATCATAGAGATCATGCCACAGTTGATTGAAGCATTTCTAAACGCGATGGGAACGGGCAAGAAAGGGAAAAAGGCCGACCCTCAGAAGGCGTAGCCGATGACTGGCCATGGGAGTACCTGTACACCGTGGCCCGCTCGTACCTACGCCTGACCGATGACGATTTCTGGAACATGGCCCCGAAGTGTTTAATGGCGATGATCGAAGAATGGCGCGGAATAGAGGATTACAGGGCACAGATTGCGGCCTTCCTGAACCAGGGCGGCAAGCTACCGGGAAAGGATGAAGAGGATGAGGAATACTTCGATATTCACCCGGATGCATTTTAGGGGAAACCATGGCCACGATTAGCGAGCTGGTAGTCAAGATAGTTGCAGACACTGCCGGGCTGGACTCCGGGCTAAAAGATGCATCGAAGTCAATCAGCGACGTTGGAGACAAATCAAAAGACGCCAGCGGAAAAACAGAAGGGCTTGCCGGACAATTCGGATCGCTGAAAAACGCCCTTGTATCCGCCGGACTCATTGCCGCCTTTGTAGCCGTTGGCAAGGCAATCTATGATTCAGTACAGGCGTTCGGCGAGGCGGAGCTTGCTGCCAAGCGCCTTGACGCCATATCGACCATGCAGGGGCTATCGGACGGTACCGAGAGAATAACCGCGCTTGCCAACGAGCTGCAAAACCTCATCGGCGTTGACGGGGATCTCGTCGTTCAGCTTGGCGCTGAATTGATTGCCCAGGGTAAGAGCGTAGACCAGACCGAGGAAATGATCCGCGCCGCCTCTGAATTGTCCGCCATGACCGGGCAAGACCTCTCAACCAGCGTGCGCCAGCTTACCACCACCTATTCAGGCATGGCCGGACAGCTTGGAAAAACCATCCCGGAATTAAAAGACCTCACCGAGGAAGAATTAAAGAATGGCGGAGCCGTCGATGTCATCATGGAGAAATACGGCGGGCTGGCGTCTACTCTGTCCGATTCCGTAATCCCTGCAACGAACCGCTTGAAAGAAGCCAACGGAGACTTGAAAGAAACATTCGGCAAAGCCTTTGCTCCTTTGTGGATTGACATCGCCAACGGAATCACAGCCGCCATCAATGGTATCTTAGGCCCGCTTGACTACATGGCTACGCATGGATTCGACCGCGCGTTTGAGGAACTAGCAGAGGCTGTATTTGGATTCAAGGGAGCCACTACCCTTGCAGAGGAAGCGCAAGCAAAGCTCAACGAAGAAACCATCGAAGCCAACCGCGTACAATTACAGGCGATCCAGAACGAGAAAGACAGAAAGAAATCAATAGACGATATCACCGACAGCATCGTTAAAATGTCAGACGCAGATTTGAAAGCAACCCGCGCAACCCTGCAAAATATCCTCATGACGACAAAGGGAACCGCCGGACTTTCTGAACTGAAAAACAAGATTGACACTCTGGACGCGGAGCTTGCAAGACGCGAAAAGAAACGCGCTGAAGAAGTAGCCGCGTTAAAAAAGAAAGCCGCTGAAAAGACAGCGGCTGCACAAGTAGCTGCCGCCGAAAGAGCCGCCGAAAGTGCCGCCGATGCCGCCGAAAGACAAGCAGATAGGGAAACCGAAGCCGCCGAAAGAGCTGCCGAAAAAGAAATCGAAGCGGCACAAGAAGTGGAGCGAGAATCAATAGCCTCAGCCACGCGGGAAGCCGACGCACGCAAGCAAAAAGAAGCCGACACCGTAGCCGCCATGATTGCCGCTGAGGATGCAATATCGAAAGCCAAGGCGGACGCCTACGGAGATTCAATAGTTAAAGCCGCCATTGAAGCCGACGAACGAAAAAGGATAGCAGGGGAAATACAGCAAGCGGAGAAACTTTCAGCCGATGAAATAACCCGGCTAAAAATGCAGATGTACGACGCGGTCAAAAGCGCGGCTCAATCGCTTGCAGACATTGTAACCAGCAACGCTGAAGCTGAAATGGACGCGATAGACGAAGCCACCGAGCTTGCCATAGCCAACGGAGCCGATGAAGTAGAAGCAAAAAAAGAAGGTGAAAAACAAAAAGCCAAAATAAAATACGACGCAGATTTATTTTCATGGAAAACCAATCTTTTGCTTGCACTTGCGTCAGCGGCCCAGGCAATCATAGTAGGATACGCACAGCTTGGCCCCATTGGTGGCTCGATAGCGGCACTTATTACCGGTGGCGTGACAGCGTTCCAGATAGGAGCAATGCGGGCAGCCAAACCCGTGGCCCCCGCCCTTGCCCGTGGCTCAGACTTCACGCAAGGCGGTACAACCCTCGTAGGTGAGGAAGGCCCGGAGCTTGTCAATATGCCACGCGGCGCAAGCGTGACACCAAATAGCCGGGGAGGCACCGGAGGCGGGCCAGTGTTCAATATCTATTCCCCCATAGCCGTGACCCCTTCCGTAGCGGCTCAAGAATACACTAGAATGGTACGAAACCTGGCCTTCGAGGGAGTGCTATAAATGAGCCGCAAACTTGTCTACCTGAACGGCCAGAATGAATCGCTGACCTTTGAAACAGGCCCGTACCTCATCGTCAAGATCGAAGGGCTTGGAATCCCAAACGTTGACCGGCAGGAACAGAAGTCGCCGTATCAAGACGGCACGACTTATATCGATTCGCTTCTACAAAACCGCGACATCGTAGTTGAACTGGCGATCACGAAGCCCAATGACTTTCCAAATATCGCCCTGTACCG